CTGGCCTACAAGCACAAAAACTTCATAAGGTGGCTGCATGAACATTCACGACTTGCCGCAAGTTTTTTCAATGCAAGCAGAACAAGCTGTTCTAGGTGCGTTGATGAATTACAACAATGCTTTGGATAAAGTTACAGATTTAAAAGATGAGCATTTTTATAACGCTGACAATAGGAAATTATTTGCTGCTATCGTTGCTCAGATAAGTTCTGGGAGTGTGTGTGACGTTGTAAGCCTCTCAGACGCTCTCAGAGGCGAAAATAACGACTGGTTGATGTACATACACCAACTGAGTCAATCGCAGCCTACAGCGGCCTCTATTCGCGTCCATGCGGATTTGATTATTGATTACGCTAAAAGAAGAAATTTAGTTGCTGCTTGCCGAGAAGTTGAGTCATTGGCTGGAACTGCTCCTGCGATAGAACTTGCTGACACTTTGGCAACAAAATTAGATCAGATAGCTATTGCGTCTAATCAAGAACCAGAGCAGTTTTCCGATTCATTGGATAACTATGTGCAACTTTTACAGGATCGTATGGATGGGAAGATAAAGCCTATCGCTACGGGTTTTGTTGACTTAGATAAACGTCTTGATGGTGGATTAGAGAGAGGGACGCTGACTGTATTGGCTGCTCGTCCTGCTATGGGTAAGACTGCATTTGGGCTGGCATTGGCTAGGAATGTAGCGGAATGGGGTAGTGCTGGATTCTTGTCTATGGAGATGCCTAAAGCGCAGATTAACGACAGGAATATCGCTGCATTGGCTAGGGTTCCTATTTCATGGCTGCGTAAACCTGATGAGGATCAGGACAAGTGGAACAGGCTAACGGCTTCGTTTGAGAAAGCTCAAAAGTTAAAACTATGGGTTGATGACCAAACGTCTTTAAATCTTCTGGCGATTAGGTCTAAGGCTAGATATATCAAGCGTCGTGCTGGTTTGGATTTGCTTGTTATCGATCAGCTATCGTTTATTACTGGTAGTAACGCTGAAAACAAGGCGTATGAGCTAGGTGATTACACTCGCGGATTACTTGCACTTGCGAAAGAATTAGACTGTGCTATTGTTCTGTTGGCGCAATTAAATAGAGAATGTGAGAAGCGTAATAACAAGCGGCCTATGTTGAGTGACTTATCTAGTTCTGGGTCAATTGAGCAAGATGCGTCTACTGTGATTTTCTTGTATCGAGATGAGGTCTATAACTTAGATACGCAGGACAAAGGTATATGTGAGGTGATTACTGCGAAACAGAGACAAGGCGAGACAGGCACTACTGCGCTGACGTATATAGGAAATCAGACTAGGTTTGAGGATTTAGCGTTTCAGTGGAAGCCTATGAAGGTCAAAGAGCCTAAAGATAGGGGGTTCGATTGAGTGAAGAAGAGCGTCACAGATGCGAAGTAAGGCAAGTATTACGCTGGAGAGTAGAGGATAGGAATAAGGCTTTAGAATATTTAAAGCTGGTAAGAGAAAAAAGAAAAGAAAAAGCAAAGCAGTTAGAACTTGACTGTAAAGAACAATGGAGTCGTGGAAACAAAGGCGAAAAAGGAGAATGGAAATAATATGATTCACTATCATGGGTTGCCGATAACTCCTGCTACAGCTGCTCTTAGGGCTATATCTGGTGGTCATGCATTTGTTTCATTTATGCATCCAGATCAATTAACGATTGCTTTAGAGAGTTCACAGAGTTTCGCTGTTGACAATGGTGCTTTTAGTGCATGGAGGTCTGGAAAGCCTATAGTTGATTGGGGTTTATTTTATGAATGGGTTGCAGAATTGCATAGGTATCCTGCGTTTGATTTTGCTGTGATTCCTGACGTTATAGATGGTGATGAGGATGCTAATGACAAATTATTAGATGAGTGGCCGTGGAAAAATGTTGCTCCTCATGTTGGTGCTCCTGTATGGCATATGCATGAGAGTATGGATAGATTAAATAGGTTAGTTAATGAATGGCCGAGAATATGCATTGGTAGTTCTGGTGATTATGCACAAATAGGAACCAAAAAATGGTGGACAAGAATGTCAGAGGCAATGGATGTTATTTGTGATAAGTCCGGTAGGCCATGTTCAAAAATTCATGGGTTAAGAATGTTAGACCCAGATGTGTATACAAGATTCCCATTTTCGTCAGCTGATAGTACGAATATTGGAAGAAATATAGGCATAGATAAAGCATGGAGGGGTAGTTACACACCACCAACAAAAGAATGTCGTGCTGCTTTAATGAGAGAACGAATTGAATCTTTTCAGTCTCCGCAATTTTGGGAAAGAGTAAATGCTCCGATACAGAATAATTTATTTGAATAGGAGAGTTGTATGAATAAAGAAGAAATAATAAGAATGGCTAAAGAAGCTGGTGGTGATGATTGGGGAATATTTAAAGACTTCATGCCAGAGATTGAAAAGTTTGCGTCTTTAGTTGCAGCAGCAGAACGAGAGGCGTGCGCGAAGGTGTGCGAAAAGTTGTCTGCCGGAGATGGTTTTGACTGGGGATATGCGTACTGTTGCGCTTTACAAATTCGCGCAAGGGGGAAGGAATGAATAACACTGAATTACACATGAAAGTACATCCTTGCCATGATAATTGCCAGAATCCTATTTGTATTGCAGTTAGGAAAGCAGTAGAAGCTGAAAGAGAAGAATGCGCGAAGTTGGCTGATATTGGAGCAGATGGCGAAGATCCATTTTGCTGCTTACCTGTTGCCAAAGAAATTGCCAAAGCTATACGCGCAAGGGGACAGTAATGAAAAAAGAGATAACGCAAATACATGCAGCAGATGAAAGTGGATTTTGCGAGTGGCAATTTCCTATTCATAAAGGTTATTTAATGCAATGTTGCGATTGTGGATTAATTCATGAAGTTGAGTTTAAAGTTGTAGAAAAAGTAACAAGAGTAAAAAAAGATGGGACATGGGAAGCAGAAAAGGTTCCGAAAGGAAAATATCGTGTTGGTATGAGAATGCGTAGATACGAGGATTAAATGTTTAGAGCAGCTAGAGTAGATTCAAACCAGAGCGAAGTTACAAAAGCACTAAGAAAGATAGGAGCTAGTGTCCAGTTACTTCACAGCGTCGGTAAAGGATGCCCAGATATATTAGTTGGTTACAAAGGTAACAACTATTTATTAGAGATAAAAGACGGAGGAAAACCTGAGAGTGCTAGGAAGCTAACGGCAGAGCAAGTGATCTGGCATTTTGATTGGAAAGGACAAGTTGCAGTTGTTACAAGTCCTCAAGAGGCTATTGACACAATAAGGAAGTTATCTGGTATAGTTTGATCGTCTATGTGGTGGCATAGAATACGATCAAAGCCCTTTAGCTTTGGTTCTTATCCCTTAAGTGGGAACGTGCCACCACACGGAGAGCCAAACCTAGAGGGCTTTTTTATTGTCTGGGTCGTACTGGTCGCGTTAGAAACGAACCCATGTTCGGGGTTGCTGCCAAGAGAACCGAGTGCGCTATATTGACAGGACGGCGCAGCAGACTTGCTACAGGTACTTGCATAAACAAGGCAGAACGGTTGATGTACGGGTGGGCTACGATACAGTCGCCTTGGAAGAAGAATGTAGCCTCGAGAGAGATTAGCCAGTGTGGGAAGGTGGTAAAGATCAACCCCTCGTCCTGTCCTATTGTCTAAAGGAATATGATTGCAATATGAAAACAATTGATCCTAACGAAGCTGTTGATTTCTTAATCAAAAATGCTGCTGCATACGCTAAAGCTAAATCTCAGGTTACTTATCTTGAGGAGTTCCGTAAAAGCAAGAAAGCAATATTATTTGGTTCAGCAATTGGGAATACGGTTACAGACAGGGAAAACAAGGCGTATAGTCATCCTGAGTATTTATCGCTTTTAGATGGGCTTAGGGAGGCTGTAGAAGAGGCTGAGAGGCTTAAATGGATGCTAGTAGCTGCACAGGCTAGGATCGATGTATGGAGAAGCCAAGAGGCTAGTAATCGGAATATAGACAGGAATACACAATGACACCAAAAGAAATTAACGACCTGAAGAAAGAGCACAACCGGCTGCAAGAGGAAGGGAAAGAAGTCTATCAGCGGGTGCTAGAGTTGCATGAGAAATGCACTTGGTTACAGCAACAGATTCGTGATGCAGAGGGCGACGATTACGATCCAATCCCGCTGATCTTTGGCGCTGGATTTTGGATTGACCCAGACTTATAAAAGGTTAATATCATGGAATATAAAGTTACTGATGACGAAGATTTAGCCCAGTGCTGTAAGTGTGGATTCGTAGATTACTGGGATGAAATTCCTCGCGGCAGGTGTATATTTACTGAGGAGTCTTTAACTCAGTGTCCTGAGTGCGACGATGTAGACGGATTTGCCGACTATGACCCAGAGAGAGCGAAGCGTTTGGAGAAAAAGAATGATATTAAATAACATGTCTGTAACGAGTATAGGTGGTAAAAAAGAAGAAAAGGAAAGCGATAAGTTGTTTTTCGAGTTAATAATAAAGAACGCAACAACTAAATCTACGGTGAAATATGCTGGTGAGCTAAGTCTAGAAGAAAGGGATAACTTGATTAAGGGTTTAAATTTAAATTGATTTACAGAAACAAAAAGCTACTGGAGATAGTAAGAAACTTCCCTTGTCAGCATTGTGGGAAACAAGACGGAACGGTAGTAGCGGCGCACTCGAACCAGTTGCGAGATGGGAAAGGAAAGGGTATAAAGGCTAGTGATTTTAGGATTGCTAGCCTTTGTTTTACCTGCCATTACGAGCTAGATCAGGGTAAGAATTTAAGCAAGCAAGAGCGTCTGGAGATGTGGGAAGAGGCGCATAGAAAGACGATAGGGTTACTTTTCGACAATGGGCATTTAGAGGTGATTCCATGAAAAAGACGAAGATGGAAAAGAAGGTTGGTTCTGTGATGAGGGAATTCAAATCTGGAACTCTGCACTCAGGCAAGGGCGGCAAGGTAGTTACGAATCCTAAACAGGCTATTGCTATTGCTTTGAGTGAAGCAAAGATGGCTAAAAAGGGGAAGAAGAAATGAAGGCCGGTCTTTATGCCAATATTCACAAGAAGCGTCAGCGTATAGCTGAGGGATCGGGTGAGAAGATGCGTAAGCCGGGGACTAAGGGTGCTCCTACTAAAGCAGACTTTAAAGAGGCGGCTAAGACTGCAAAGCCGAAGAAGAAATGATTAAACGTGGCAAAGAAGAGTTTTCTGGCTACAACAAGCCAAAGAAAACGCCTAGTCATCCAACAAAGTCTCATGCTGTATTGGCTAAATCTGGGGATCAGGTAAAACTCATCAGATTCGGCCAGCAGGGCGTTTCTGGTTCTCCGGCTAAGGAAGGTGAGTCAGCGGCAGATAAAGCCCGTAGAGCCTCGTTTAAAGCCCGTCATGCGTCAAATATAGCCAAGGGTAAGATGAGTGCAGCTTATTGGGCAGATAAGGTTAAGTGGTGAGTCATCAAAGCCAGCTAGATTTTGTCAGATCATTAACAGTTCGCTTCCCAATTTACTTTGCAGGACAGA